TTACCATTCATATGTAACTTTGAACGAGATATAACGCTGTTTATTTAGCGTATTCCCCGTTAAGAAACCTGCCTGAATTCCTGCGTTTATATTGCGATAATTAGCGGATATACCTGCTTCTTGTTTAAAATAACGCCCCATTTGCTGCTCTATTTGTAAATTATTGAAACGTGTTCTTAATTTCCCATGGCTTGCATCAACAAAATAGCTACCTATTTCCGGTTTTATTTGCAGGCCATTTAGTTCAAGCGTTTTATTAATTGACAGACCAGCTTGAAGAGCGAGAAGATCAACAGCGTTTGTTTCGATTTTTGCATCTACAAGTTGATTACCTGCTGAAGATAAATGATGATAACGGGCGCTAAATGATGGGATTATATTCACGTTTGCAGATTCCCATGCTTTACCGATACTAAGCCCTGTTACAAATACTGAACGATCTAATTTTACTGTATTTGCTTGATAAGTTAAGCGATTGCTTGCTTTCCCAAAACCGGTATCTATCGCAACAAAAACACCATTTTGCCATGTTTTCTTCGCATACATTGATAGCATTGTTAAGCGACCTTTACCGCTATAATAATGGTCAAAATTATTTCTCGCTTTTGATTGAGATAATATCATACCAAGTGTGACCTGATTATCTAAGGCTTTCTCTAATCCTAGATGGATAACGTTCGCATCTTGGTTAAATCCATATCCGGCAGAGCGATGCTCTGTCGTTTGATAATCTGTTTTAGACCATACTTTCCAATTTTGGGTCCCTTCCGAATGAATTACATGATCTAATGCTGTAGTTACACCTAATACAGCATTAGTTTGCGCAGTTAACTCGGATGCGATCAAATGTGCATTTCCATTGTATTTAGGTAATGGCTCAGCGGTTTCACCCGATCCTTTTTCTGAATGCTCAATGTCTCCTGTGTATTCAGGTAACGGATCAGCAGTTTCACCCGGCCCTTTTTCCGAATGCTCAATGTCTCCTGTGTATTCAGGTAACGGATCAGCAGTTTCACCCGGCCCTTTTTCAGAATACTCAATATCCCCGGTGTATTCAGGTAATGGGTCAGCGGTTTCACTTGGCCCTTTTTGAGTAATTTTAGGTTCTTCCTCTTTCTCTGGATTGAGGTAATACACATTCCCTTCTTTGAGTAAATGGTAGCGATATTCGCCTGAGTGCACTTCATTTGCTAAATTAAGAGAAAAGTCTTCTTCATTTGTTGTTTCAAATAATTTAATCTTTTGGGCTGAATGGGCGCTACCATTTGTGCTAATTTCTATCGAAAATTGACCGCTTGCGGTGTCTTTAATTGTGACTATATCGCTCGCTGTTTTCGTCAGATCAGCGACAAATTTAAATATGCCGTTCCCTGTGAGGGTATTAGCGGTAAGCGTATTCTGTTTTTGGGTCCCTTCCGAATGAATTACATGATCTAATACTGTAGTTACACCTAATACAGCATTAGTTTGCGCAGTTAACTCGGATGCGATCAAATGTGCATTTCCATTGTATTTAGGTAATGGCTCAGCGGTTTCACCCGATCCTTTTTCTGAATGCTCAATGTCGCCTGTGTATTCAGGTAACGGATCAGCAGTTTCACCCGGCCCTTTTTCAGAATGCTCAATATCCCCGGTGTATTCAGGTAATGGGTCAGCGGTTTCACTTGGCCCTTTTTGAGTAATTTTAGGTTCTTCCTCTTTCTCTGGATTGAGGTAATACACATTCCCTTCTTTGAGTAAATGGTAGCGATATTCGCCTGAGCGCACTTCATTTGCTAAATTAAGAGAAAAGTCTTCTTCATTTGTTGTTTCAAATAATTTAATCTTTTGGGCTGAATGGGCGCTACCATTTGTGCTAATTTCTATCGAAAATTGACCGCTTGCGGTGTCTTTAATTGTGACTATATCGCTCGCTGTTTTCGTCAGATCAGCGACAAATTTAAAGATGCCGTTCCCTGTGAGGGTATTAGCGGTAAGCGTATTCTGTTTTGTTGCAGTTGGAGTGTTTAAATGGATTTGGCTACCATTTGCGACATTCAAGACATCTACAACAGTGTTGGTTAAGGTTGTCCATACCCCAGAAAGATTAACGGTTGAACCATTGGCGCCATTAAATATTCCTGTTGTACTCAAGCCGGTTAAATTAGCAATACTTCCATCATTAAGTTGAACCTTAGTGGACTCCTGAGCTGTAATTGAGCCAGTTAAGTCTGCTTTACTGCCTAACGAAAATGTTGAATTGTCAGCTAAAGAGACATTGCCAGCCACTTTGGTTCTCTCCCAGCTGTTTAAATCAGTCTCTGATAAAGTAGCGTTAATATTACAGGTTGCTACGCCTGTGCGGTCAGAGCGAATACATGCTTGTGAGGTACCTTGGGTAAAACCAATTTGAGCGGTAGCATTATCTGTTAAATTAAAATTACCGTTAATATTGGCAACATTACGGCTGATTTCAAGCTTGCCATTGTCTTTAGCTGCAAAGATTGTTGCGTTGAACGATCGGTTGATCCAGTCGCCTTCAATCAGGACTTCTTTATTCGCTACTTTATCATAGGCATGAGGTGTTGGACGGCCCGATAAAATGATTTCGCTTGTACCTTCTGCAGAAAGCGTACCGTTGAGGTTCGTTCCCCCAGTGATAAGCAATTTGCCGTTTGCTACTTCATTACTGTATAGAACCATTAAAACTAAGAAATAAAAGAATAATAGGAATTTGGCGGAATTTTTCGGGAATAAGTGAAACAGAAGTATTGAAAACAGGGGCTTTGCGGTGCATTGCCCCTTTGTTTTATGTAGAAAAAAGTAAAAATAATGAATTGCGAAAAAATGGCTAAAACTAACCGCTTGTACCATTAAAACAACGAAAAAGTAAAAATGATTTAAGTAGCTTTAAATGGCGTTTAAATCATCTCGTGTCCAATGTACACAACCTGCCCGATAACCTCAAAATCTAACGTTTCATCAAAAATCACATCAATAGGGCTGTATAGCTCTTTATTATCGCTGATTAAGCGAATACCGCCCATAATGCCTTGCACACGTTTAACCCAAAGCTGCTCGCCTTGGCGGAACACATAAATTTTACCGTCTTTAGGCTGGGTGGTGGCTCGGTTTACCAATAGCATATCGCCATCACTGATGGTTGGGTACATTGAATCACCTGAAGCGGTAATAAATGCAAGATAGCTCAAATAGAAGCCACGCACATCTAGCCATCGTTTACTTAGCCCAATATAGTCATCAGGGGCATACACCTCGCTATTGAAAGCACCAAAGCCTGCTGAAGCCTGTACATTATAAAACGGCACACGTTCCATTTCATCTGCAGTTTGGGCTGCCACTAATGTTCTAGGCTCTTCTTTTACTGCCGTTTGAGCAAAGCCTAACTCTTGCTGCACGCTTATTGGGAGAGAGCTGTAGTGGTATTCAAAAGCAACCCCCCTTTTTCCCTCTATTTGTCTTTTGAGCCAATTATTTTTGGTAGCTCTTCTTGTTACATTTGATGGTTGTTCAGGTAAATTTCCCATTCCAGCTACTTCAGATGCCGTAAACCATTCCTTTCTAATTATAGAATTCATAAAACCCCTTTTGAATTCAAGTGGAATTCAAAAAAATTTACAAACAAATTCTCTTGAAAATCAATTAGTTAATTAAATAAAACCGAAAAACACTAAATTCTTTTGAATTCTCTTATTGAATTCATTTGGAATTCACTATATTATTCGTTCTGTAGTTAAATGATTTACATCATTTAAGTAGTTTCTAAAACTAACTTTCAAGGATCTCACAAAATGGCAAGAAATAAAAGAGTTCGAGATATGAGTAATTTCGAAATTCGTGGTGAGCTGATGAAAATCGGTAAGTCCTTATCTCAGTTAGGTATTGAGAATGGATTAGCAAAAACCACAGTTCGTAATGCGTTAGATAAGCCATATCCCAAAGGGGAGCAAATTATTGCAAAAGCGATTGGTAAAACACCGCAGGAAATTTGGCCCTCTCGTTACGAATAAGGAGCTTTTATGAAGGAATGGTTTTTAGCCAAAGAAATCGCAGGATTATCTGGAGTTCCAGAATTACCGAATAGCGTTTCAAGATTGGCAACCAAAGAAGGATGGCAAAAACGACAAATTCAAGGTGTAAGAGGTGTTACTTACGAATACCACCTCACCAGCCTACCCATTGAAACCCAACAACAACTTAGACTAAACGCCGCCCTTGCGGTAATACCGCAAGCGGCAGAACTACAACCCAAACGAGACGACCCCGCACTTATCGCAAGGCTCAATAATGCCACCGATAAAGGCAGGGATAAAGCAAAAGGCAAGGCAGAAGCCTGTATGCAGTTGCAAGCCTTTCTCGACCAAGGGTTTAGTTATACGCAGGCAGAAGCGGGAGCGGCAACCGCTAAAAATGTGTCGCAAGGTTCTTTAAAAAATTGGTACTACAAAGTGAAAGGTCACCCCGTCCATTTATGGCAGGCGATCTTAATTTCCGAAAGCGGTAGGAGTAAAAAGCCGCAGCTGAAAGCCAAGATTACTGAAGAAGCGTGGGACTGCTTTTTGGCGGATTACCTCCGCCCTGAAAAGCCGGATTTACGGGCAAGTTACCGCCGAACCCAAGCCATCGCCAAGCAATACGGCTGGCAAATAGCAAGTTTACAGACTTTCCAACGCCGAGTGTTGGCGGAAGTGCCTTACGAGGTGATTTTGCTCAAACGGGAAGGAGCAAATGCGGTTGCCAAGTTAGTGCCGGCACTACAACGCACGGTGAAAGATATTCTCGCAGGAGAATGGATTAACGGCGATGGCTATCAACACAATGTGTTTGTGAAATGGCACACCGGCGAGATTGTCCGCCCTAAAACGTGGTTTTGGCAAGATGTTCGCACCCGCAAGATTTTAGGTTATCGAACATCGATTTCGGAGAATACTGACAGCATACGCCACGCATTAATGGATGTGATTTTTAACGTAGGCATACCGAAAACGCTCACGCTGGATAACACCCGAGCAGCAGCGAATAAGGCAATGACCGGTGGTATTGAAAACCGCTACCGCTTTAAACATACCGAGTTAGACCCGAAAGGCATTATGCCGATTTTAGGGATTGATGTGCATTTTACCTCAATTCTTTATGGTGAAGGACACGGGCAAGCCAAGCCGATTGAACGTGCTTTCGGGCGAGGCGGAATTGGCGAGAAAATAGATAAACGCCCTGAATTAAGTGGTTTCTATACGGGCAGAAATGCACAAGAAACCCCTGATAACTATAACGGCGGTAAAGACGGTGTGGATTACAACACATTCTTGAAAGCCATAGCAGCAGGGATAGAAGAGTACAACTCTCAAACCGAACGCCATACCGAAATGTGCCGAGGAGAATTGAGTTTTAACCAAGTTTGGGAGCGGGATTACCACCCAAGCAACGTAAGACAAGCCAGCCCTGAACAGTTGCGGTTACTGTTCTTACAGGCAGAAACGGTCAGCATTAAACGCAACGGCAGTTTTACGCTGAAAGCAGCCGGCAAACTTTACGGCTTAACTAACGTTTACTGGGCAGAAAGCCTGATAGGGATAACGGATAAGAAAGTAGTGGCACGGTTCGACCCCGATGACTTACACGGCAACGTGTATGTGTACAACCTAGAGGGGCAATTCTTAGCCGAAGCGGTTTGCCGAGAGGCGAAAGGATTTGGTGATACCAGTGCAAGCCGTGAGCAAGGTCGCTTATATCAGAAAGTAGTGAAAAGTGCCAAAGCTCAAGCCGAAGCCCTTGAATTACTGGAAGCTCACGAACTGGCAAGCCTCGCCCCACAAGTGGACGTGCCTGAGCCGATAGAGAAGAAGGTAAAAGAGGTGCTGGTGAAAGAAGATTTTATCGTGGATTTCAACACTGTGCGTAAAGCAACGGTGGTGGAAGAAACCGAAGAGATCAGTATTTTTGATGAAGTGTTACTGAAACAAGAGAAACAACTTCGCATAGTGGAATAACTAGCGGTCAGTTTTTGCAAAAAATTTGCAAATTTTTCTAAAAAAACGACCGCTTGAAATGAGATTTAAACAGGGTTTAAACGCCTTTAAGGAGTAAAAAATGACATTAACAGGGCAAGCTTACCGAGTGATTTTCAAGGAACTCAAAGAGCAACAAGAGAGTGAATTTGAACAGGCTTTCAAGAAAGGGATTGCCAAAATTCAGCAGAATCAAACTCAGGAATCCATTCTGGTAAACCGTGATATGTTTCAAGCTGAAAAGCTAACACTGCTTTCACAAAAGTTGGAAGCGGTTGAGCAATTACTTCGCCTTGAATTAAATCAGCCGAATTTTCAAGCAAAACTTGAAGACTACGCTGACGCATTACGAACAACCATTTTAAGTAAAGTAGCCAAATAAGAGCTTTAGACTCTTGAAGGCTTAACATCTGAGCCACTTTTTTTACTGTCGGCATTATACCGTCAAGATCATCAATAGAAGTTAAATGATGAAAAGAGGAATGGTATTCAGCTAAACAAAAATTGATTGTACTAAGTTTAAACAAAGTAATGCAATTTTTCATCACGATGGCATTTGCTCGTTTTAACTTAAAACCAGAGAAGGTTGCACGAGCAGAATCAAGGGCTATTTGATGAATTTCATCATCTGTTAAAGAACGAAAGAGCATAAAAACCTCCAAACAAAAACAGGACACCATTATGACATTAATCGACCAAATTAAACAACACATCGCCGAAAGCGGCAGTTCTCAGGGGAAAGTTGCCAAAGAAGCCGGGATTAATGCCGGGGCGTTATCGGCTTACCTGAATGAAAATTACAAAGGCAATAATGAAGAACTTGAAGCAAAGCTGATTGCTTATTTAGAGCGTATTGAGGCGAAGAAAAGAGAGTTTGTCGAAGCTCCGAGTTTTATTGAAACCAAAACCGCAAACCAAATTTTCGGTTCGTTACGATTTGCTCAAAATACTGGCGTGCTTGCCATTATTCACGGTGCGAGTGGCGTGGGTAAAACACAAGCGGCTAGAGAGTATCGTAAACGCTATGCGAATGTATGGTTGGTTACCGCAAGCCCTTCTCGTTCCTCATTAAGTGAGGTGTTATATGAAATTGCTCTTGAACTTGGAATGAACGATGCACCACGCCGCAAAGGGACATTGGCTCGTTTAATTGTTCGCAAAATGAAAGGCACAGCAGGTTTATTAATTATTGATGAAGCAGACCATTTACCTTACGAAGCCTTAGAAGAATTAAGGCTGTTACAAGAAGAAGTAGTGAATGAAAGTGACATCGGAGCTGGTGTTGGCTTAGTGCTGATTGGCAATGACAAAGTCTACACCCGAATGAAAGGCGGAATTAACCCTGCTCACGAATATGGGCGACTTTGGTCACGCAGTGCCAAACGCACCAGTATTCAGAAAACCAAAAAAGAAGATACCCAAGCGGTAGCCAAAGCGTGGGGGTTGAGTGAAAACCAAGAAGCACTCAAGGTAATGCAAGCCATTACTGAAACTGGTGGCGGATTACGGATTCTGACACAAACCTTACGATTAGCAGCGATGGTAGCAAAAGACCGAATGATTCCCTTAACTGCCGATTTAATTCAGCTCGCACGTAAAGATTTACTCTCAACAGGAGATTAACAATGAGAACCCCAAAACCCAAACACAGTTTTAACCGCACCAACCAAGCAGCGTGCCGTTTTTTAAAACAAACCCAAAAGGCAATTATCCGCTTAAACAGTCTTGGCTTTACGGTGCTGAATATTGATTTTACCCGTATTAAGCCCCGCATTGAGGTGGAAATCGGCAATAACAAGCACATTGCTCAAGGCTTGATTTATGAGGGTAAAGCCTACCGCTACAGCTTCGGTAAAAGCGAAGATTTAGGCAGATGGGAAGGCTACTACACCATGCTGGAAGGTATCAGAGTGTGGTGGCGACAAGCAGCAATTCACTAGGAGAAAAACAGATGAAAACCTTAGCACTATTAACCGCCCTTTTAGGGCTTGTAGGGTGTGATTTAGTCCAAAGCAAACAAGCTAAAAATTACATCGGCAACAATTTAACTGAAATCTGTATAGATAACGTGGTGTACCTGATTTATTCCGGTGATAAAAAAGGCGGAATTACCCCGAAAGTAAATAAAGATTTTTACCCTTATACCTGTACAAACAAAGAGGAAAGACAAAATGGCAAAACCCGATGAAACACCCATTACAAAAGCAGAATGTCAATCTCAGCTTGCAGAGTTGGGGGTGCAATATAAAAAACTGCCAATGGCAATTACAAGACATATTTGTAATGCCACAACCAATATACACGGCAAAGTTATAAAGGTCAGTGTGGTAGAGAGAGTTGGATATGGCGTCCAGATTACCGCACAAGGTAACGAGAAATCTTGCTTAGTAACCTATGAAGCAATGTTAGGTATGGCAGAAGCAATGGGATTATTTGATGAAGTTAAGGAGCAAAATAATGACTAAAAAAACAACCAGAGTAAAAAGTGCAACCCAAAGTGCGATTTATCAAAGCCGAGATGAAGTGCAAGTGGCTATAAAAATCATTGGTGATAAACAGCGTGAATTGCAACGTTTAGCTACGGCAATGAATGATGAATTAGCTGCTATTAGTGCCAGTTATGCTCAACATAACCGCTACCAACATTATGCCGAGAAAGCGGCTGAAGCAGAACGCAAAGGCAACTATAAGGAAGCTCAAGACCATTGGGAAGTTGCAAAATTATCAGCAAAAAAGACCGCTAACCGAGACTGGGCGGAACAACGAGCGGAATTTTGTAAACGTATGCACAATAAACCGTTTTAGGGGGAAGTGATGACAGAAACCGTAAAAGCACAACTTAACAGCCAATTAAATGAGGCAATTATCCAGTTGATACAAGCTCAAAAGTATTTAAACCAAGATGATGCCATTCGCAGTGGAGTGTATATCGGTACGGTGCAGGATTTATTGCCAAAGGTGCATTTAAAGTTATTAACGGCAAATCGTAAACATTGATAGAGATGAGGTAAAAATGGCTATTACAGAAGAACAATGGGAAAGAAATTAAGACAAAAAGCTAGATAGTATCATAGGGAGAGTTAAATTTAGATACAAAGAGCATTTACTCACGGTAGATGTTGTACAAATTAAGCGATCTTTAAAATTGGCTGTGTATGTTGATGGGGAAATTGATGGAGCTTGGACAAAAGAAGGACACGAAATTCGCCCTTATTTAGAAGAAGTTTGGTATCGCAAAGAACGCCCTTTTTTTAAATGCTAAGGAGAAGAAAGAGTATAGAGGTTTTAATGAGAAAAAAAAAAACTGAATAAAAAAAATAGTAACCTACTCACCTATGTTTCCATCACCAACTGCACTGACTCGTCAATATAAGAAACTAGATGGCTTAGAGTTGATTGAAGTGATTTAAAACCCATTTACAGCCCATTTAACCCCGAGTTATTTAAAGGACAACAAAATGAATAAAAACGAATTTTTTAAGAAATACCACCTAGAGGGTTCACTAGCTATTTTGGATTTGGATGCAAATGACGATCAAAGCCAATTCTGTTACCAAGCATTGTTGGAGTATAGAGAACTCCCGTTAGACACATTTCTTGCAGAGTACTCAGATGATGAGGATATGACAGAGTCAGAGTTTATTGAGTTAATGCTTGATGAATTAGAGTGGATTATCCGCAGAGCTAAGAATGCTAAACGGTTTGTTAAAAAACGACAAAAAACGATGAGGGAGGAAATTATGTAACAGCTCAACCCAACCAACGCCACATCATCCGTCTAGCTGAGAAACAGGTGTGGCGTTTGTTTTAAGTGGGCAATCAAAAGCGATAACGTTTTTAATTGTTTATTTATCGGAGTAACAAATGACAGACAAAGCCAAGCTAATCCAGCTTATCCATATTGCCAAGTCGCAACTAGCAATGGACGATTTAAGCTACCGTGAAATGCTGAAACGGCTCACCAATAAAACCAGCTCGACCAAATGCACGGTGGTCGAGTTGCACAAAGTCTTACACGAACTGCAAACCAAAGGAGCAAAAGTAAAATATTTTGCCAAACGCAGCAAAAAACCGACCGCTTACAGCCCGGCAACAGGGGAAACAGCGGTAAAAAGCCAAATTGCTCATAAAATCCGAGCGGTATGGATAACAATGGGCAAACACGGATTTTTAAACGACCCAAGCGAAAAAGCATTAAATGCTTATATGCGTAAGGTTATCAATAATAAAACTAGACCAACAATATTATTAAATGTCTCTGCATTAGAGGCTGGAGATGCAAGTTATATGCTTGAAATCCTCAAAAAATGGCATAAACGTGTGATGATTAAAGCCCTAAGCAAAAGTTGCACAGTTGATCCAAAGATAAGCTACGATGAATTAGTGGAGTGGTACAATGAAGTTATGTAGATGCCCGATTTGCCACAGTGATATACACCTAGAAGCTCTCGTAGAAGATGAAGCCGGGCGTGAACTACTCGGCAAAATCAGCCAATTAACACACGGTGTTGCTCAACCGATGGTTGCTTATTTAGGCTTATTTAAACCGCAAAAAAGTAACCTTAATAACTCAAGAGCCTTGAAAATACTCAATGATGTATTAGCACTCTACCCTTGCTCATTGCTACTGGCTCAAGCCCTATCTGAAACGGTAGTAAGCATACGCAAAAAACGTCAGCAAGCAATGGAAAACGGGCAGAAAATTGAACCGCTACCGAACCATAACTATTTAAAATCGGTGTATGAAACGCAAAAAGTCCATTTTGCTGTGGTGAGAACCGGCAAAACCGAACGCGAAACAATGAAAGCCGAACTGGAAAAAACACGCAATGCGATTGCCTATGTGCAACGGTTTGTTGATTTAGGACGTGAAGAGGTTGTTAAAAATAGCCCTGAGTATCAGATTTGGTTAGCTCATAAACCCAAATAACACAAGCCACCAAAAGGTGGCTTTTTAACTTTTTGAAAGTGCGATAAAACCTGATTTAAACAGGCTTTAAACGGGTTTTAAGATTGAGTTTAAAAAAATATTTCACAAAATAAGAATGGTTTTTTATACAATAACCGAAACGGTTTTTGGATAGGAAATAGACAATGGAATTAGTGGATATTTTTGAAGAAAAAGCCCCGGAAGTGTTAACCGATTTAGCCAAACATATTGAAGTCGCATTAGAAGAAAAATGCCAATTTAGCCCCGAAAAGGCAAAGCAAATCGGTATTGATATTGCCCAACAAATGGCTCAAAACTGGGGTGGCGAGGTAATTTATATTCCTCGCAATTTGTTGATGGCTCTTAATGAGCGAGATATGAAAATTTACGAAGAGTTTAACGGTAACAATCACCGTGAATTGGCTCGTAAGTACAATGTATCAATGCAGTGGGTATATAAAATTGTGAAGAAAGTCCATAAGGACGAAGTTGCCCGCAGGCAGATGAGTATGTTTGAGATGTAAATCATTTTTTCCCAGCCCTGATCATTTTCAGGGCTTTTTGTGTATTAAAAGAACGCAGTCTTTAAACCCGTTTAAAATCAATTTTTCAGCAAATTCTTTAAACTCCTTTTAAAGCAATTTTAATAGGAGTGTGCTATGTCTCAAAATCTTACCTTTCGCCAAATTTTTGACCGTTTAATCGGACACGAGGGCGGCTATGTCAATCACCCACAAGACCCGGGCGGAGAAACCCACTGGGGAATTACCAAACGTACCGCGGTTGCTAATGGTTATATGTATGCAATGAAGAATATGACCCGTGAGCAAGCCTACCAAATCTACGAAAAAGCCTTCTGGCAACGTTATCGTTGTGCAGAGCTTAAGCCAGCAGTTGCTTATCAATTTTTCGACGCAGTGGTTAATCACGGTTTTGGTAATGCTAGTCGTATGTTACAGCGTGCAGTAGGCGTAGCGGATGATGGCATTATTGGCAATATTACCCTGCAGGCAATTAATGCAAAATCTGAAAGCGATCTCTTAATGCTATTTAATGCCGAACGTCTGAAGTTTTACACAAAATTACGCAACTTCCCCACTTTTGGTAAGGGTTGGGTCAATCGTGTGGCAGGCAATTTAGAATACGCAGCACAAGATAATGAGGTTTAAAAATGGCAAAACTATTTAAAGAACTACTCTCAACCAATGGCACATTATCCACCACTAGCACCGTGCAGTTTTTTGGCACATTGTGTGTATTTGGTTTAATGGTTTATGCAGTAATTACCCAACAACCTTATGCCGAAAGCCTATTAAATAATGTGTTGATTTATCTTTTTGGGGCAACTACCGCTAAGGGTGTAGTAACCAGCTATCAAGCCAAAATTAAAGGGGGTATCCATAAACAACAAAGTACATTTAAAGAGGAGGAGGGATGTTAATGCAACAAATTTTAGGCGTGATTGGCGTCATCGCAGCAATATTGTCTTATGCTTTGTTTAAAAGCTGGCAACTAAAACGTGAGCGTAAAAAGAATGCCATATTACAAGCTGAAAAACAGCAACAAGCGGTTGAAATTGAGCAAAAAAAAGCAGAGGTAAAATATGTGTATATATCAAAGAAAAACAATGAAAAAGTTACTCGCAGCTCTGCTAGCGATATTGATGACAAGTTGCAGCAACACGGTTACTTCCGTGACAACAACAGGTTGCACGGCGTTCAGTCTGATTTATCCGAACCGTGCGGATACGCTGGAAACGAAACGTCAGATTCTTGCTCATAATCTGACTTTTGAGGAAATTTGCCAAAATGAAATACATTAAAAAATTACGTAAACGCTGGCAAATTTGGCGTTTTTTAAAAAATCATCCTGAGGTTGCACAACGCCGAGATTTATTAGCGATTGCCATTAAACAGGGCGTAGAAAACCCTGTAGGGCGTGCAAGACGGAGGGAGCCATAATGGATTTATTTACAGTCTTTTGGGAGTCTATCCGTGCTAACTTTGGTTTTATTTCTGCGTTACTCACCATTGTTGTTACGGCATTTTGGCTCAAGCTAGATAGCAAATACGCCAAGAAAAATGATCTTGGTGAATTGCTGGAAATTGCCAAAAGCCACGATAACCGCTTAACCACCTTAGAAACCAAGGTAGAAAACCTGCCAAGTGCGGTGGACGTGGAAAAGCTGAAAACCTTAGTCACTGATGTAAAAGGCGATACCAAAGCCACCTCAAAGCAGGTGGATAGTATCAGCCACCAACTCGGCTTGTTATTAGAAGCAAAATTAAAGGAATGATATGTCGTTAAGAGAATTTACTCACTCAAGACCAACGGCTGGTGATTTTACGCTCATTAGCGGAAGCCGGCTATGATGCCAATGAGTCAATTATTAGTGATTGCCTAGATTTATACGGTCACGATATTAGCCGTGATTTAGTTCGCACCCATTTAAGTTGGCTTGAAGAGCAAGGCTTACTTACCTTAGAACGTTTGCGAGATGGCTATATGGTGGCAAGCATTACCCAGCGTGGCTTAGATGTTGCTCAAGGGCGTGTTGTGGTAAGTGGCGTTAAACGCCCTCGCCCTAAAATTTAAACGGTATTTAAGGAGCGTTTAAATGAGCGAGAAAAATACTCGTGGTCGAGCATCAAAAGTCGATTTACTGCCGCCGAATATTAAAACCCAACTGGCGATGATGTTGCGTGATAAGCAGTACTCTCAGTCACAAATTTTAGAAGAAATTAATGACTTAATTCGGGATTGTGGCTTGCCTGATGAAATGCTGTTAAGCAAAACCGGATTAAACCGCTACGCAAGCCGTATGGAACGCTTAGGGGCAAAAATCCGTAATGCCCGGGAAGTTGCCGAAATTTGGACTAAGCAATTCGGCGAAATGCCACAAACCGATATTGGCAAAACCCTAATGGAAATGGTCAAGCAAATTGCCTTTGAAACCTCATTGAAATTAGGCGAACAAGAAGGCGGTATTGAGCCAAAACAGCTTGCTTTGCTCTCGTCTGCTATTCAACGTTTAGAACAAGCCGAAAGTTTGAGTTTTAAACGGGAACAGGCAATCCGTAAAGAGGTCGCACAACAAGCCGCTGAAACCGCTGAAAAAGTGGTGGTGCAAGCGGGTTTATCCGCTGAAACCGTCCGTACGATTAAAGAGCAAATTTTAGGAATTGCATAATGGCACTACTCAATAACAGACCGCTGAATGAATTAGCCCCTGAATGCCGTTCGTTTTTAGAGAGCATTCACGCTTTTAATCCTAACGAACTGTTATTGGGCTATCAAAAGCGGTGGATTGCGGACGACAGCCAACTCAAAATTGCCGAAAAAACCCGCCGTTGCGGTTTAACGTGGGCAGAAGCAGCAGATAACGCCTTAATCGCAAGCACCCGCAAATCAGACGGTGGCTCTGATGTATTTTACATTGGCTCAAATAAAGAGATGGCACGTGAATATATCGATGCTGTCGCAATGTGGGCAAAAGCCTTTAATCGTGTGGCTGGAGAAATCCAAGAAGAGATCTTTGAAGACGAAGATAAAGACATCTTAACCTATGTAATCTACTTCTCATCGGGTTTTAAGGTCAAGGCATTATCCAGTAATCCGAAAAACCTGCGTGGTATGCAGGGCGTGGTGGTGATTGATGAGGCGGCATTCCACGAATACTTAGCGGAAGTCTTGAAGGCGGCGTTAGCTCTCACAATGTGGGGGGCGAAAGTCCGTATTATTTCGACCCACAACGGCTCGGAAAATCTGTTTAATGAACTGATTACCGATAGCCGTGCCGGCCGCAAACGCTACTCTGTGCATACGATTACGATTGAAGATGCCTGCCGTGATGGGCTATATCAACGTATCTGCCAAGTAGTGACGAAAAAAACGTGGTCACCGGAAGCAGAAAAAGAGTGGATTGAAAACCTACTCAACGACACCGCCAGCGAAGAAGACGCATTGGAAGAATACTTCTGCGTACCGAAGTTCGGCTCAGGCTTATGGCTCTCTCGTGCTTTGATTGAACGGCAGATGAGCGAAGCCACGCCTGTTATCCGCTTTACGGCAAAAGATGGTTTCAGCCTTGTGGCTGAACCGACACGCTATGCGGAGATTGCCGAATGGTGTGAATTAGAACTTGAGCCGATATTGGCAACCCTTAACCCTGATTTGTTGCATTTTATGGGCGAAGACTTTGCACGCAGCGGCGATATGACCTCTCTGGTGGTGCTTGCTCAGCAACAAAACCTTGTTCGTAAAGTCGCCTTTATTGTTGAGCTTGGCAATATGCCCTACAAGCAACAAGAGCAAATCGTGATGTTTATGCTTAAACGCTTACCGCATTTTGCCGGTGGGGCTTTTGACGCCCGAGGCAATGGTGGCTATTTAGCCGAAGCTGCACGAGATGAATTTAGCACCTTGATTGACTGCGTGCAGTTATCGGAAAAATGGTATCGGGAACACACCGCCCCCTTTAAAGCGGCATTGGAAGACGGCGAGCTGGAAGCTATTCCAAAAGATGCGGATATTTTGGCTGATTTGCGTTCATTTCAGGTGGTGAAAGGCGTACCACGCATACCGGATAAACGCACTAAAAGTGCAGATGGGAAAAGCAAACGACACGGTGATACCGCAATTTCTTTGCTGTTGGCTCATTATGCCAGCCGACAATTAGTGCAAATGCCAGTTGAGCCGGTATCACGCCGTCCACGCCATAGCCAACAATTAACAGAAGGATATTAACAAATGAGATATGTACCACTTTGTTTAATGATGTGTGCCTCATTCTACCTATTTATTAACAACATTGACGGCTGGGGTTGGGGAATTCTTTTATCTTTTATTTTAGCGAGTGCAGCTTATGGCAAAGAAGAATAATTTAATTAGTGAAATTGCCACCCGTGCCAGAAGTATTGATTACTGGGCATTTGGCTATTATCTGCCGAACCCTGACCCGATTTTAAAACGAATGGGGAAAGATATTTCCGTTTACCGTGAGTTGTTATCAGACGGGCAAGTTCGCTCAGGCGTACGCCGTCGAAAAGCGGCGATTAAAGGCTTAGAGTGGCGAATTACCACCACTAACAATGAGAAAGTGGACGAGCAGATTTATCAAATATTTAACCGCTTGCCGATGAATAACCTGATTACCGAAATGCTCAATGCAGCACTCTATGGCTACCATATCAGCGAGGTTATTTGGGCAAAAGAGGGTGAGTTATTTGTGCCAACAGAAATCATTGGTAAAAAGCCTGAATGGTTTATGTTTGACGACGAAAACCTACTGCGTTTCCGTACCAAAGAAAACTGGGCGGACGGCGAATTATTACCAGATGATAAGTTCTTGCTTACTACGCAAGAAGCCACCCAAGATAATCCCTACGGTTTAGGCGATTTATCCCTCTGCTTTTGGGCGGCGACCTTTAAAAAAGGCGGTTTCAAATACTGGTTGGAATTTACCGAAAAATACGGCTCACCGTGGTTGATTGGCAAACACCCTCGCCAAGCTCACAATACAGATAAAGAGCGACTAGCTGATGCCCTAGAGGGAATGATTAGCTCAGCGATTGCGGTTATCCCTGAAGATAGTTCGGTCGAAATCAAAGATGCAGCGGGCAAATCTGCCAGCACCGATGCCTTTGAAAAGTTCCTCAATTTTTGCAAGGCAGAGATCAATATCGCCCTACTTGGGCAAAACCAAACCACCGAGCAAGAAAGCAACCGTGCCAGTGCACAAGTAGGCTTGGAAGTTATGGAAGATATTCGCTCGGACGACCAAGCGATGATTGAAGCCACCTTCAACACCTTGTTGCAGTGGATTGTGAAATATAACTTCAATGTGGAACAACTGCCGAAGTTTGAATTTTACGAGCAAGAAGCCATCAACACCGACCAAGTTGAACGAGACAGTAAACTCCACGCAATGGGCGTGCGTTTTTCCAAAGCCTACTTTGAGCGTGAATATGGCTTTGAGGCGGGTGATATTGAGGTGCAAGCGGTCGAAAAAGCGGAAAAATCTGCAAATACCACAGAATTTAGCGAAGGACAACGCCGAACCCAAGTGCCAATGCCTGTGCCAATTTTGGAACAGCTAGAACACGAGGGAGAAGCAATGGTGGACGATTGGCTACAAGGGGTGAGAGATAAACTCGCTCAAGCAGATAGTCTGGAGGATTTCCAAAGTCAGCTAGATAGCCTTATCCCTGAATTAAGCTTTGCCGAATATGGCGAGCTGTTGGCGTTAGGCTCAACGGTGGCAGAGCTTGCAGGCAGACAATCGGTAAACGATGAAATTAAGGCAAAACGCAATGCGTAAATTTACCTTTAAACAGCAAGCCCAATATTTTGAGAAAAAACTCAATCTCCGCACGAATAGCTACCTTGATATTCTGGGCGAAGAGCACGACTATTTTTTCGTGGTGGCTGGGGCGAATCGTAATGAAGTGTTGAGTGAGTTTCGCAAGGCGGTGGATGAGGCTATTCACAACGGCGAAACCTTAGAGAACTTTCGCAAGCGGTTTGATGAGGTTGTGGCAAAAACAGGCTGGGAGTACAACGGCGGACGAAATTGGCGAACACGGATTATTTACGATACCAATGTTTACGGGGCGTATAACCGTGGACGTTTGCAACAACATTTAGAGCTTGCGGAGGATATGCCTTATTGGGAATATCAACACAACGACAACGCCCACCCTCGCCCACAGCACGTGGCGTGGGACGGCTTGGTGCTGCGTTATGACGATCCGTTTTGGAAATATCACTATCCAATAAAAGCCTACGGTTGCCACTGCACCGTGCAAGCGTTAGATGATTTTGACCTCAAGCACGATGGTAAAACCGTCAGCCCACCACCTGAAATTGAGTTTGAACAAAAAACGGTAGGCGTGCGGACAGGCAATTCACGAGTCGTAACTGTGCCGAAAGGGGTTGATGTGGGTTTTACACCGCATAATTTTGATAATCTCAAAGCCGGGAGAGCAGCAAATGTAGATAAGTTGCTAATGCAAAAAATGGTTACCGCCGATCCTATATTTGCCTCCAAAGCAGTCAGTGATTTATTGGCAAAAGAGCCGGTTGCAAAGTTACATAACCAAGCCTTTAAAAATTGGGTAAATGATGTTGCCAATGCTAAAGGAAGTGCATTATCCCAAGTAGAGAATATGCAGTTGTTAGGGGTACTACCTGTTGCGGTGATTGAACGGTTACAGCAGATCAATTTAGCTCCGCAATCTGCAATTATTGCAATAACAAAAGGCGATATGGTACACGCTCTACGAGAGCTAAAACAAAATACCGGTATTGCCGTACCGTTGGAATTTTGGGAAAAGTTGCCTGCAAAGTTACAATACCCAAATGCCATCTTGTTGGAAAAACAACAAGCAGAAACTACATTGCTCTTTATCTATGACGTAGCTCAAACCAAAATTGCCGTAAAAGTCAATTATGATGCAACTTTACAAGATAGACACGGAGCAAAAGGACGGCAGAAAGTCTTACTGAATCGAGCGGTTACAGGTAGTTTATTCCAAGATACAACTGGATTGAAAAGTTCAAAGTATGAAGTGCTATTGGGAGAAATGTAGCGGCGAAGGACTCGAACCTTATAATGTAGGTTAAACCTACAACCTTTACCAATTAGGAAACTACCGCTACATTGTGTAAATTCACTATACCCCTAAATTATTTTTTAATCAATAGGAGAAACAAAATGGCAGAAAAACAACTTTCCTTTAAAGTAGCCGAAATAGTGCCAATGTCAGCTATTAACACTATGCGGCACTTAATTAGTTTGGCATTACAAGCGAATTATGAGAGAGAAAAATCTCGTGCTTGATAATTTCAATGGCTTGTAGTTCGGGAACTATATTATCTGAAACAAGCCATTGTTTTGTTGATGTCAGACATTTAGCGATGAAATCCATAATTAAACCATTAGCAGTAGCTCGTTGTTCCGGAGTAAGTTGTAACCACGACGCCTCTGTTTGTTGGTCTAATGTATAAAGAAACATAACGGCTTCTTTTTCTGATAATGGGTCAAGTGGTAATTTTTCAGCTTTTGTGACTAACCATTGACGGGAAAGCAATAAATCATAAACCAGTTCTATTGCTTGTTCTGCATTTACCATCATATTCTAATTCCTTAATATATCAGGGCAACATTACCCAATCTATATTTTACTGAGATTTGCTTAATGATCAAAATCACCCTCAACAACACCCAAGCGGTCAAATCGTTACAACAAATTGCAAATCAGCTGGAACAACCTCGCCGACTGTATGGCATTTTAGGGGAAACCCTAAAGAAAATTCACACTGCACGCTTTAAAGCGGAACAAGACCCCGATGGCAACAATTGGAAACCGTTAGCCAGTAGCACGCTTGCTTTAAAACGTAAACGAGGTAAGTCCACTAAAATCTTACGGCAAGACGGCTACCTTGCCGATAAAACGGCTTACAATGTTACAAGTGATAATGTTGAGTTTGGCTCGCAGGAAGTGTATGCACGGTTGCATCAATTCGGCGGTAAAGCCGGACGAGGCAAAAAAGTGACTGTACCGGCTCGCCCGTGGTTAGGCGTAGGCGATAAAGATGAGCAGTTACTTTTACGCAAAGCTGAGTGGCATTTAGGGCAAATTATCGGTCGTATGGGAAAATAACCGCTTAAAATCAAATTTAACGCATAAAAACGCCTCTGTGCGTTTTTATTTTTTATTCGCCTGATTATTCGACTCAAAAAATTTAAACGCTGTTAAACGCATTTAAACGGTATTTAAACGGTATTGCCGATTGTGATAAATCCTCTTTATTAAAACACCCTCGAAAAATCTTTAAACCAGTTTAAAAGCTAATTTCTCTCCAAATCCTTATTATTGCCCCATCACGGAGGCAATATGACCCAAATTGAAATTTTTAAAGCCGGTAAGCGTTATGACGCCAACGGCACGTTAATTGACATTACCCCTGAAATGTTGCAACAGACCGTTGCTGCCTATAACCCCGAATTTCACGAAGCTCCGCTGGTGATCGGACACCCGAAATCCAACAACCCTGCGTGGGGGTGGGTAAAAGCCCTTTCCCTTGAGGGCGATGTACTAAAAGCAGAAGTAGATCAGCTAGACGCTGAGTTTTCAGAAATGGTGGCAAGCGGCAAATTCAAAAAAGTCTCGGCTGCTTTTTACTTACCTGATAGCCCGAATAACCCACATAAAGGCGTGTTATCGCTACGCCACGTGGGGTTTTTAGGGGCAATGCCACCGGCGGTTAAAGGCTTAAAGCAGGTGGAATTTGCAGAAGATGATGATTTTGTCGTCTTTTCTGAATGGGGGGTTGCAAGTCTATTTAGTCGTTTTCGTGATTGGTTGGTGAGTGAGTTCGGGCTTGAAAAAGCCGATAAAGCTCTTCCCCCACACGAAATTGATTGGCTGAAAGAAGAGGCAATGCGAAGCCAAATTAGCAAACAGGTACACGCCGAACAGGCAACACCTGAACCGATTTTTAATGAACCCGCACAACCAGAAGGAGAACCTGAAATGAGTGCAGAAGAGAAGGAAGAGCTTGAACGCTTAAAAGCGGAAAACGAGCAGTTGAAAGCCGAAAAAGCCCAAGCCGAAGCAGAGAAAATGGAAGCAGAGCTGGAAGCTGAAAAAGCTGGTAATGCAGAGTTTTGTGAAGGTTTAGTCAAGCAAGGCAAACTTGCCCCGGTGGCAAAAGCGGCGTTTGTGCAGGCTTTAAATAACCTTTCAGTATTAAAAGCCGGTCGTGAGCCGGAATTTAATGAGGGCGAAGATGTGGTTTCACAGTTTAAGTCTGCAATGTCGCAATCACCACAGATTATCCAATTTGGAGAATATGCCACAGCAGATAAAGCCAACCCACAAGAAGCGGAAGCAGTGGAATATGCTGAAGGCACAGATCCAGTTTCGATTGAAGCCGACCAAAAAGTGCGAGCTTATATGAAAGCCCACAATGTAGGCTACGCTGCGGCATTTAATGCGATTTATCGCTAATGTTTAACCCACAACTGAAAAGGAATACTAATGACAACTCATAACTTACAAAAACTGCGTGTACAAGACCCCGTTTTAACCGAGCTGGCACAAGGCTATCACAATAACGAGCTGGTTGCCGAGACCTTAATGCCGACTGTCGAAATCGAAAAGGAAGCAGGCAAAATCCCAACTTTCGGGCGTTTAGCTTTCCGATTGCCTTCTACCGTGCGTAACTTGCGTGGTTCATCTAACCGTTTAGATCCAGAAGATATTGGGGCGATTGATGTGGCGTTAGAAGAACACGATGTGGAATATGCCATTGATTATCGTGAAGAGAACGAAGCCATTTTTTCTTTACGTCAATTTGCCTTAAATACCACCCAAGATGTGATTGCGTTAGGTCGTGAAAAAGCGGTTGCAACCCTCGCCTTAGATGAAAGCCGTTATGAAACAGACAATAAAGTCACGCTGTCCGGCACCAGTCAATTCAGCCATAAAGATGCTGATGTGTTTAAGGTATTTGATACCGCTATTCGTGCCGTGAAGCGGGCTATCGGTCGTAAACCGAATGTGTGTGTGATTTCCGGTGATGTGTGGGCAGCGTTAAAAGAACATCCGGCAGTGGTTGAAAAGCTCAAATACAGTCAAGTAGCGATTGTTACCCCTGAGGTGTTTGCCAAACTGATCGGCATTGAGACCGTAAAAATCGGTGAAGCGGTGTATGAAGAAAGCGGTCAGCTCAAAGATATTTGGAGCAAAGATATTGTGGTGGCGTATGTTGCTCCTCGTTCGACCGGAGGCAAAGGCACGGTTTACGAGCCGTCTTATGGTTACACGGTTCGCCGTCAAAAAGGCTTATTTGTTGATACTTATAAAGAGAGTGGCGGCAAAATTGAAGTGGTACGCACGACCGATATTCACAAACCTCATTTAGTGGGTGCGGCAGCAGGCTATTTAATTAAAGCTGCCGTATAAGCCACATACCATAGGGTGCGTTTACTAACGCACCATTATCTCAAACACATTACATAGAGGAAAAAACGATGGCTAAATTTATTGTTTTACATACCCCAATTTTACACGATGGCAAACGCTATGAGGTGGGGGCAGAAATTGAACTCACCGCTGAACAAGCTGAGAACAATGCGATCAACTTAAAAGCGGTAGAAGCTGTTCCAAAACCACCTAAAAATGCCTCAAAACCTGAAGATGAGCCAAAACCCGAAGGTGAACCTAAGCCTGAAGATGCAGTGACGGAAGATGATGTGAAGCTGGCTGAAGCAAAAATTGCAGAAGCAGAGCAACCAAAAGGGAATAAAAAATAATGTATGTGCAGATTGATGAGCTACTCACGGCGTTTAGTCGCAAGATTGTGGTGCAGCTCAGTAATGATGAACCGACAGCGACCGAGCCTGATTTAAAGATGCTTGAAACGGCAGTTAAAGTGGCAAATGAGCGAATTGATGCAGCGTTACGCTCTCGCTATACCTTGCCGCTGGCTGATGTGCCTACGCTTATTAATCAGCACGCATTAACCCTTGCCCGTTATTGGCTTTATGCCCGCCGTCCTGAAACCAAAATGCCGGACACCGTGAAGGAAACCTACCAACAAGCGGTGAAAGAGTTGGAACAGATTGCAACAGGCAAACTGCATTTAGGCATTGCTGAAAGCAGTCAAATTTTAGAAGACGATGTTTTAGCCGATAACAGTGAATATGAAGTTCGGGCGAACGCTCGCATTGATACCAGTCGTTATTAAAGATTATGTCAGCCACACAACCGATTTTAGAAGATATTTGCCAACACTTGCGGCAAGCATTGCCCGAGTGGGAGGTGGAACTCTTCCCGAATGACCCAAGCACCTATCATCTCTCGCACATTAACGGTGCGGTGTTGATTAGCTATTTGGCAAGCAAATTTGAGAAACCTCGCACTACACAAGCGGTGCTGCAGGTTCGCCACGTTCAGATTGCTTTAACGGTGCTGACCCGTGATTTGCATAATGATGTCGGGGCGTTGGATTTGCTGGATAAATTGCGGTTATTGGTTGTGGGGTTTAAGCCTCAAAACTGCGGTGAGTGTTGGTTGATTGATGAATTTTTTAATGGCTCAAGCGAAGAAACCGGGCTTTGGCAATATCAGTTGATTTTGCAAACCGAAACTCAGCAGGTGCAACACCAAGCGGTCGAAAATCTGCCAAAATTTGTAACCGCTCATCTTCGCCGTCAAGACCAGCCTGGTTCGCCCGGACTTAAAACTTAAATCGTAGGGTGCGTTTGCTAACGCACCATCAACATCACCTGATTTTACGGTGCGTTGGCAAACGCACCCTACAAGGAGAATATTATGACGTTTCACCACGGTTCTGAAACCGAACGAGTAAACGGTGGCTCTGTGCCGGTATCGGTGGTTGATAGTGCCATTATCGGCATTGTCGGTACTGCCCCAATCGGCGCAGTTAATGAATTGACCGTCTGTTTAACCAAAAAAGATTTTGCCAAATTCGGCACGATTTTAAACCAAGGCTTCACCTTACCTGATGCCTTTGATATTTTAGCTCGTTACGCAGCGGGTAAAGTGTATGTGGTGAATGTGCTTGACCCTTCCCGCCACCGTACTACCGTGACCGATGAAGTCCTCACACTGGATCGCAATACGCTGACCGCTCAAACAGCGAAAACCGGCATTATTGCGGTGACGAGAGTGAAAGACGGTGCAAACGTGCTGAATGCTGATCGGTATTCGGTCGATCTGCAAACCGGCGTGGTGACCTTTGTCTCTGCACCGTCTGCCCCGAAAATTAGCTATATCTATGCTGACCCGAGCAAAGTGACCGAAGAGGACATTAAAGGCGGGGTGGATAGCTTAACCGGTAAACGCAAAGGTTTTGAACTATTGCGTGATGGTTTTAACCTTTACGGTGCGGATGCCAAAATCTTAATCTGTCCGGAATTTGATAAAACCGCAAGCTGTGCCGCTGCCCTTGCCACCCTTGCCGACCAACTGCACGCTAAGGCGTATATTCAACTGCCGAAAGGGACGAGCTTATCAAAAGCTATTCAAGGACGTGGCCCGGCAGGGACGATTAACGCCTCGGCAAGCAATGAGAACGTACGCCATTTCTTCCCGTATGCGTTGGGGTCAAGCAATACTCTTGAAAGCCTTGCGACCCACGCCGCCGGTTTGCGTATGTTGATTGATGTGGAGAAGGGCTACTGGTTCAGCACTTCCAATAAAGAGCTGAAAGGGGTGATCGGGTTGGAAATTCCGCTGACGGCTCGGGTGGACGATAAGCAAAGCGAAACTAATCTGCTCAATGCGGTAGGGATTACCACCATTTTCAATAGTTTTGGCACAGGCTTCCGCTTATGGGGCAACCGTTCGTCTAACTTCCCGACTGTGACCCATATCAGCAACTTTGAAGTCGCCTCTCGCACAGGCGATATTATTGATGAAAGCATTCGCCAAGCCGAATTGCAGTTTATTGATTTACCGATTGATGATGCGTTGCTGGATAGCTTCCTTGAAACCATCGACACTTTCCTGCGTACGCAGAAATCGTTGGTAGGTTATTCGGTGAGCTTAGACTATGAATATGACTTGGTTGATGCATTCAGCCGTGGGCAAGTCCCGATTGTGTATGAATACACTCCTAAAATTCCGGGTGAACGTATCAGCAATAAATCTGTGATGACCCGTAAATACTTGGCAAACTTGGTGTCGCAACGATAAGGGGAAATAAATGAGTATTGCAATTAACCAAATTGTAAACGGAAATGTTTACATTAACGGCAACAGCCAAATGGGGCGAGTGAATGAGGTCAAAATCCCCGATATTGAGTTTGAATTTATCGAACACAAAGGCCTTGGAATGCACGGTGTGATTAAATTACCTGCCGGCACGAATGCGATTGAAGCAGAAATCACTTGGGACAGTTTTTATCCGGAAGTGCGTGCGGTAATGCTTAATCCGTATAAATACACTCAGTTGCAAATCCGCTCTAACCTGCAAGTGTTTAACTCGCAGGGCTTGGCAGCCGAAGAGCCGATGGTCACCATTATGAATGTGTCTGCCGGTAAAATCGGCGGCACAGGGCATAAAAACAAAGAAAATGCCGAATTTGCCGACACGTTAAATGTACATTCAATTAAACAGACCGTTGCCGGTCGTGAGCTGTTATTTATTGATGTGCTGGCGAATATCTACCGTGTGAACGGGGTGGATGTGTTGCAAAAATTCCGCACCAATATCGGTTAGTAAAATCTTTAAAGCCGTTTAAAATCAATTTAAACACCGTTTAAGTAAACTCCTTTGTGAAGTTAAACAACAACCACTCACAAAGGAGTTTTTTTATGGCTAACGCAGCTCAACAAGTATTAACCAATCTTCGTGTACAAACCACTTATAAATTGCAATACCCTATCGCTTTACCAGATGGTAGAGTTATTGAAACCTTAGATGTACGTCGTCCAAAAGGTAAAGATTTTCGTTTGCTTGATGAAAAAGGGTTTGACCCTGAAAAAGATGGCGTAAAAATTCTACGCTTCTATATTCAACAGCTCACCACACTTGTGCCGGAAGATATTGATGAACTCGATGCTGCCGATATTAAGGGCTTAAATAACCTATTGGAAGATATGCTTATTGAGGGAAAGTCCGACAAATAAGTGAACTAGATACCGTTTATGCTGATCTCGCTTGGTGGTTTAAGTTTTCACCAAGCGAGCTTTTAGAATTGGATTTAGTGGATATTCCGAAATGGGTAGAACAGATGAACAGGCAAATAAAAGCCGGTTATGGGCAGATTTTACGGTAGAGCCAAATAAAGGGTTCGGTGGCTAAAGTAAGTAAAATGGCGACGCCCCAAGCTAGATACACACCAACCCACGCCAAGATTGTCAAAATCAATCCATAAATGAGTACAAAACTAACGCCCTCGCTTAGGCTTTGTATAGATTGAATCGCATCTAACCAGTAGAAGATACTCCAACCGACTAATGCTACCGCTAACAACCATTTAGCGGTGCATTCTGTTCTTGTTACACAAGCCTCGAAACCAGCCCACTCAGTAATTCGATTATTTAATTTAGTCAGCATACACCACCTCCTTAAACTTTCCCTATTTTACGCTAAGGATTTAACCAATGGCAAATAATTTAGCTATCGGAATGGTAATTGGTGCAAGCCTATCATCAGGTTTTCACGGTGCTTTTTCAGGAGCAAAGAAAAAGCTAGAACAATTAGAACAGGCTGTCGCTAAAAATCAGCAAAGCCATTCTAAATTAGGTTCTGAGCTTACTGCATTGCGTAGTAAACAAGCTACTCTCTATGCAGAAATGAGCCGAGCCAGTAGTAAAGGTGGTGCTGGGCTTGCTCTTATGCAACAGGAATATAAAAAAATTGGCAAAGAAATTGCCAATATTAGCCGAGAGCAACGCAAATGGAGTACAGAATTAGAAAAATCTATTGCTAAGCAAACTAAATTACGCAATGCAATGGAACGTCATACACAAGCTAAAGAAAACCGAGACGAGCTTAAAGGGAAAATAATTGGAACGGTAGCTTCTGCGGCAATGGGTGTCGGCGTGATGAAAACCTATATGGAGCAAGAAGAAGCTGCGAATAATCTTAAAATTTCAATGCTGAAAGCAGATGGTTCTTTCGGGAAATTTGAAGAGATTGGCAAGATTGCTGACACATTAGGGACAGATTTACCGGGAACAAAAAAAGATTTCTACAAGCTCGCAATGGCATTAAAGAAACAAGGTGTTTCTGATGATGTGCTGACCGGAGGGGCATTAAAAACTTCTGCCGAACTGAATGTCTTGCTTGATATGGATCAGGAAAGTGGTGGAGAGTTTTTAGCGAAGTTTATGGAATCTCACCGGCTCAATGAAAATGAGTTACCACAAGCAGCCGATTATCTGCAACGAGCAATGTTTGCCGGCGGTTTAAGTAAAGAGCAGATGTATGAATCGATGAAATACTATGCTCCAAAACTGAACTCAATGAAACTTACAGGGGCTGAGAATACCGAAAAAGTGCTGGCGATTGAAGCAATGGCAGGTCAGCAAGGCTTAGAGGGTTCAACCTTTGGTACGGGCTTAAATATGATGTTAAGCCGTATGAATAAAGGACCGGAAATGCTCAAGGCAGCAGCCAAAGGAATGAAAGCCGAAGCTCGAGAGATGATGGAGGCTGTCGGAGTAGAATTTAATTTCTGGGATAAAAACGGCTCATTCAAAGGCATTGATGGAATGCTGGCTGAA